TTCACCGTGGCTTCGCCTACGCCGTGGATGACGTTGCCCTTCTGGCAGCTGGTGAAGATCCGATGCTTCACATCCGCAATCAGCTGGCTGATGCCATCAACAAGCTGAATGCAACCCGTCTGTTCGAGCAACTGACTGGTCTGTTCCACACCGCTCTCAACGACCACCGTCTTGAGAAGAACCTGGGTGGTTCTGGCGCTACTTCTGAGGACAACTATCTGACGGCCTCAGTCATCGCTGAAGCTCGCGCAAAGCTGGGTGAGCGTGGCGAAGAGCTGGACACTCTGATCGTCCACCCCTCCGTCGCTTACTACCTGTATCAGGTGGGAATGCTGACCTTCTCCACTTCTGCACTGGCCGCTTCTGGCGCAGTGACCTGGGGTGGCGGTGGTGTTGGCATCGGCGCTCGTGAAGTTGGTGAGTTTGCTGGTTGCCGAGTCATTGTTGACTCCCTGTGCAACATCAACGACCCGACTTCTTCTGGCAACCGCCAGGAGTTCCGTTGCTACCTGCTGAAGTCCGGCACCATCCTTGAGGGTGTGCAGCAGGATCTTCGCATTGAGGCTGATCGCAACATCCTCTCCAAGCAGGATGTGCTGTCCGTTGACTACCACGGTGCTTATCACATCATGGGAACCAAGTGGACCTCCTCTGACGACAACCCCACCAACGCAAACCTGCGTACCGGTAGCAACTGGGAAGCTACCTATGACATCGACCTCATCCCTGCGGTTGAGATCTTCGTCAACTCTCCTCTGGATAACGCCACCACCTGATCCTGACGAGACAAACGGCCCTACCATTAGGTGGGGCCTTCTTCTTTTTCGCATGGCGTACAGCAGTCCCAAAAAACTGACCACACGGCAAAAAGCCGCGATGGAACGTCATGCAGAGCATCACACCAAAAAGCACATGGCCGAGATGCGTCGGCTGATGAAGGCTGGTAAGACCTTCACCGAAGCGCATAAAATGGCAATGAAAAAAGTAGGTAGGTAAGCCGTGGCCGCAACCATCACAGCCACACTTGAAAGCGAAAGCGCCAACAGCTTTGTAACGCTGGCAGAAGCTGATGCCTACTTTGAAACCGTTCCAGACAGCACTAACTGGGACAACAAGACTGACGACGCAAAGAACCGTGCATTGATCTCAGCCACGCGCTGGATCGATACGTTGAATTTTTACGGTGATCGTTGCAATGCAGACCAAGCCCTGAGCTGGCCTCGCAATAATTACCATGTGGATCGTGTTGAGCTTGCTTGCTCCGCGATTCCAAACGACATTAAATACGCTACCTATGAATTAGCCAACGCACTGGCTAATGACACGGACTCGATTACAGGGACTACCGGCGATACGGGGCTATACGAATCCGTCAAGCTCGGGGAGATGGAAGTCAAGTACAACACTTCTAGCCAGGCTGTTGGAACTGTTAATAACGTATTCGACGTTTATCCTTGGCTTCAGTCTTATCTCGGCGCTTATTGTCTGGGCGGCAGTGGCTCGTATTCTATCCGCGTTGTGAGAGGTTGATATGCCAGGCGCACTAGACACTCTCTTCAAAAACGTTGCCAAGCAGGTCGTTGCCGACTTAGGCAAGGCATTCGACCACACGATCACGTACACCCGCAAAGCGTCTCCGACTTACAACACCAGCACCGGAGCGCTAACGACGACTGACACGGATTACTCGTTTGACGTTCCAATCGAGTTTGTTGACTCTGAAGAAGAGGAAGGGCGCGAAGAGCGCAAAGCCAAGCTCTATATCACCCCAGATTTAATCGGGGATAACCAGCCCACTTTTGAAGACACGATCACTTTGAAATACGCCGGATCTAACCGCGTTGCTCAGATCACAGACATTCGCACGTTTAAGGGCGACGAAGAGTATTTCTTTGCCGTCCAGGTGAGGTTCTGATGGCTAAGAAAAAAGGTCTTGGCCAAATCGTCACTGACCTGGAACGCAAAATAAACGACGACTACAACGCTCTGATTCAGCTTACCGTCGAAGGTTTAGCCACAGAGGAGAACAGCCCAGTGGACACGGGGTTTTTCGCATCAAGCTGGAAAGCATCGACTCAAAAAGTCCGCGCTGAGGACAAGCGCGAGGACTTTGCTCCGTGGTCAAACATTTATAAGACCAGAGATCCCAGCAAAAACCAGTGGGTTCACACAAGTAAGAAACCTGTTGGCAGCCAGATAAAACCGCGTTTCGGTGTTCCGGAGTTCAACTTCAAGCGCCAGCCCACGGTCTATATCGGCAACACCGCTGAATATGCGGGTTATGCCCTTGAGTCCCCAAAAGTGGCAAACTTTGTTCAGGGCGAAATGGGGCCACTGGTTCAACAAACCTTTGGGGACAAACGTCCTGGCCGCATTTTTGCCAGAACTGGATCCAGCAGCAGTGTGTTTGGGTCTTATACCAAGCTCTAAGCCATGACTCTCGTAAACGCCCGCGCGGCCTTCGAAAAAGCAGTCACCGACGCTGTTGAAGATGCTGATGACACAGTGCTGATGGTCTACGACAACGTTCGTTACACCACACCCGGCAAAACCAAAAAGTACATCCTGATGACGGTCAACTTCAACCGTTCCACCATCCAAAACCAAGGCGCAGCCCAGGACTATTACTCCGGCGTCATCCAGTGCAACATTTACGTCCCCAAGTCTGCTGGAACGTCAGTCCTTTCCTCTCTAAGTGAGGCTGTAATCGACGGCCTTACATCTGTAAACGCTTCTGGTTACACCGATACTTTCAGCGTTGCGCCTCGCGTTTCAGACATTTCCGGACCAACTCCGTTAGAGCTAGAAGACCGCTCTCACTTCATCGGCATTGTTTCTTGTCAGTTCACAGCAGTTGTGTAGTATATTGAGGCAAACGGTACTACTTTATGCGCGCCTCTGAACTGCTTCGCAATAAGTTCGGCGTTAGTCAGCTGTATAAGCACGAAGTCAAAGACGGCGACGAAACGGTGCTTGAGATTTACTGGCACCCGCTCACCATTGCAGAACGCGAGGCCATCCAGAAAAAAGCTGGTTCAGACGATGCCACAGACTTTGCTCTTGGCATGATGATCGAAAAGGCGCTCGACGAAGACGGCAAACGCCTGTTCCAGGACGGCGAAAGAGCAGTCCTCAAGAACGCTGTTGAAGCTGCTGTTCTGCAGGACATTCAGCTTGCGATGCTTTCTTCCGGCGCTGAGAACAAGGTGGAGGACGCGAAAGCATCCTTGAAAAGCTGATCGTGACTGGTATTTCATGTTCTTCCTAGCCAAGGAACTGGGCATGACAGTCGCGCAACTCACCAAACACCTAACCCAAGAAGAGCTAGTTGGCTGGGCCGCTTACTTCGACCTCTATAACGAGCAACACGAAAAAGCAGTCCAAAACGCCAGAACCGGTGCTAGGGCGCGCTCAATGAGTGCGCGGTAGACTGGGATCTAAGCCTCTACGTGCTCCGCTGTGGCCAACTACAACGTAGATATTGAGGTTGCGCTGCGCGGAGCCCGCGAGCTTAAGGTACTAAAAAATAGCTTAAAAGACGTAAACAAAGAAGTAGGTAGACTTAACGCCGCAACAATAAAAGCAGGAAAAGCACTAAGAGGAACTTTTTCTGCCAAAGATATTGGAAATGTCAATAACTATTCCAAGGCCGTAGCAAAAGCTGAGCGGGCTCTTCGTAACGCTGCCTTCGGAACAGAGGCAGAGAAGAAAGCTGTAAAAGCGCTCGTTACCGCTCAAAAAGAGTTCAATGAGCAGCTGGATCGCCAGAACAAGCTTCTCAGAGAAGAAGAAAGGCTGCAAGGCGTAAACCAGCCTGCTGCTAAAGCCCCGAAAACTCCTAAAACACCTAAAGCACCTAAACCAGGTTTTCAATCATTTGGAGTTTCCGGCATTGATTTCATGCCGATTGGAGGAAGCACCAACATTCCTGGTTCTCCTCTAGCAAGACAAGCAAAAAGCCGAGCAAGATTTGGATCTGCGGTTAGCGCAGGTGCCTTCCCCTTGCTCTTTGGTGGCGGCCCAGGCATGGCACTGGGTGGTGCTTTGGGCGGCGCAATATCTGGGTCAACGTTCGGACCAGCAGCCATCGCTCTGCAGGTTCTTGGTGGCGCGTTTGACCAACTTGCTGCCCAAGCTGCTTCTTTAGGCGCGGCACTAAATCCCGCCACAGCAGATGTAGACGCACTTGTCCAAGCTCTGGGTCTGGTGGGTTCTCCCATCCAGGACTCCATCAGCAGCTTGGAAGAGTTGGCTGGTCAGCAAGTCGCGCTTGAAGCTGCAACACGTCAGCTTTCTATGGTTGTCGGTGACGACGGCGTCCAAGCTCTTGCAGATCTTGGAGAAGCTTCTACTCAATTCGGGAACGCTCTTACGCAAGTAACCACACAGGTATTGGCGCAAATTGCCAAATTGACAGGCGGAATCGTAAAAGAAATAGCCAAAACTGTAGAAGTTGGCGCCTTATTGACTGCTGCAAAAGCGTCTGATGACCCCCGCCAAAAAGCACTTCAAGAAAGGCTCGCGGATGTCCGGATTAAACCAGGGGAACGAGGCATAAGTCCGGAACGCGCACGGATAGAGGCTGAAATGGTGGAATTGCAGCGGAAGATTCGTGAGGAAGAAGAAGGCAGATTGCAAGCAGCCGTGGAGCGAGCACGAGCAGGCTCTGTTGAGCACACTATCGCTAAAAACAACCTAGCTATTGCCCAACTAGATGGCGATCTAACAAATAAGCGAGTATTTGATTTAGAGAGAGCAAATATCTTCCAAGAAGCCCGGAAAAAGCTGATGCAAGAGGGCGCTGATGTAAAACTAATCGAGCTTGAAAGAGACGGACAGCTTCTAGAGTTGACCAATAGAAGAAATGCTCAAATAGAATCCGCAAACGATAAAGCCGAAAGAGCAGCAAAACGTCAGAGCGATGCGGCGGACAGGCTGGCTAAGAAACAACAAAGAGCCATTGACCGCAGAGTTGAAGCAGTCGAAAGAGAACTGGAGCGCACCGACAAACTCTTCGACAGAGCAAGTAGCCAGCTAGATGCCCTTATTAACAGACACAAAGACAAGGTAGCGTTTGAGAAGGAGTATTCTCGCCTGATTGAGCAAGGCAGCACACCTGCTGCAGCTAAACAGGCCATCGAACTCAAGAAACAGCTGCTTGAGCTGGAGCGTGGTTACGACAAGCTTTTAGAAACCGTAGACGCTCAAATTGTTAAAACAGAGGCTTCGCTTCAGGATCTAAAAAATCAAAAGGGCGTTACTACTGAGTATCAAGAGCAGCTAAAAGCACTGGATGAGCTTAAGAAGAGAAGAGGCGAGCTAGAGGAAAAGAAAGAGGGTGCTGAAGGTGCAATTAACGAAGCACTGGCACCTAAGACCGATCGTGAAACCCTAGATGAGTATCTGAAAAAACTACAAGGGCAGTTAAATGAGCTGATGAATCCAGCCAACCAGTTAATTGGTTTTGCTGAAACGTTTGGTGAAGCGTTTAGCGAGTCGTTTAAAGGCATTGTTACGGGCAGCATGAGTGCTCAGCAGGCGTTGGCCAACCTGTTCCAGCGCACAGCGGATCACTTCCTTGACATGGCTGCACAGATGATTGCAGCTCAGATCAAGATGAAGATTCTGGGCATCGGCTTGAACTTCCTTGGTGGCGGTTTAGGTGGTGGTGGTGCTAGCGCAGTGCCATCTACCGCATACGGTGATTTTTCTGTTGCTGGTCCCAGTTTCTTCTCTGGCGGCATGATCCCTGGCTTTGCCAATGGTGGTCGTCCACCTGTTGGTCGTCCGTCAATCGTTGGAGAACGTGGTCCCGAGCTGTTCGTTCCTGATCGCACTGGAACGATTGTTCCGAACCATGCAATGGGCAGCGCTAACGTGGTTGTGAACGTGGATGCTTCTGGTTCGTCTGTCGAAGGTGATGCTGATCAAGCCCAGCAACTTGGCAAGGCAATCGGCATTGCTGTGCAGCAAGAACTGGTGAAGCAAAAACGTCCTGGCGGTCTCCTCGCACGCTAATGGCCACCTTTCCTTCAATTACACCGACGTATGGGCTGCAAAAGAGCAGCGCACCAAACATTCGTAAGGTGCAGTTTGGTGATGGCTATGAAGCCAGGCTGACGTATGGCATCAACCAGAACCCCAAAGTTTTTAACTTGACGTTTGAGGTGTCAGAGACTGATGCCGACACGATCGAAACGTTCTTGGATGCACGAGCTGCGGACTATGCCAGCTTTGACTTCACACCACCTGGCGAGGGCAGTGCCTCAAAGTTTGTTTGCGAGCAGTGGAGCAAGTCGATTCCGTACTTAAATCGCGCCACAATTCAG